ATCTGTTTCTTTAATTTTACCTAACTGACTAGCAAAGCTTTCTGTTACAGTTTCACCTTCTGCAAATTTTGAAAAAATATTAAACATTGTGGCTAATGAGTCTATTGTTTTTTGCAGTGCTGGTGCAATATTATCTACTAATACTATTTTTAATCCATCTAATGCTGACTTAAATCTAAGCATAGCACCTTGTAAAGAGTCACCAACTGTGCCTGCCATTTCTGCTGCTGCACCATTTGCGTTTTCAAAAGCAAGTATTTGACTTTCTATAACATCTACACCTTTTACCATTGTAGCAAAAGCAGCAACTTGTCTTTGGTCAACAACAGCCAACATCTTCTCTACATCAACACCTGCATCTCTAAGATTTTTTAATTCTTGTACTAACTCCTCCCCAGAACCAATAGTTTTACCTAAAGCTTTAGCAAGGTCAGAAGAAGGGTCACCCATTTTAAGAAATATGTTACGAAGTGATGTACCAGCAATAGATGCTTCAATACCTGCATCAGAAAGCTTACCCATAATTGCAGTTGTTTCTTCTATACTTACACCCATAAGTTCAGCAATCGGTGCAACTTTTGTCATAGATGTTTGAAACTTTTCTAAGTCAAGAGCAGAACTTGTAAAAGAAGCAGCCATAACATCAGCAACTCTACCTGCCTCTGAAGCATCTAAATTAAAACCTCTAATAGAAGAACCTATAACTGTTGCTGTTCTTGCTAAATCTTCACCAGTTGCAGTTGCCATGTCAAGTGCAGCAGATTGTGCTGCTAAAACTTCTGTAGCAGTAAATCCTAATTTAGAAAAGTTCATTTGTAGCTCACCAACTTGAGTTGCTGTAAAGAATGTAGAACGACCTAATTCTTGTGCAGATTTTTGTAGTTTTTCAAACTCCTCTTTATTAGCACCACTGATAGCTTTTACCTTTTGCATCTGTATATCAAAGTCTGCAAAAACTTTTACAGAGTCTTGTATTTGTGTCATCAAAGCTCTACTAGCCATTTTAAAACCATCAACTGCTAATTGTGCTAAACCAAAAGCTTTAGCCATTTTCATAGTAAAGCTACCTGATTTCTTTTGTGCTTGACTTAAATTTTGCAAATCTTTTTGAGCACCTCTATAATTTTTTCTATTAGCTTTTAGTGAAGTTTCAAGCTCTATAAATTGTTTTGATTGTTCTTTAGTAAGCTCCCCATTATCTTTTGTTTCACTTTTAAGTTTTTTTAATGCCTTTTCAGTTGTAAATATTTCGTTTCTTAGTCTTTTTAAGTCGTCAGTGCCTACTATTTTTAAATTAAATATTTTGTTAATCTCTGCCATTATATTGTATTTGGTATTATATTAAAGTAAAGTTCTATTTGTTGGTCAAAAGCTTTTACTAATCTTTGCATTATATCATCTTGTTTTTTTTCTACAACAGTATCAATAAACCTTGTTCTTCTACCATTTTTAGAATAAGTTTTATTTGGATGTGGTAATCCTTCTTGTGCTATTCTGCTTGCAACACTTCTAGCTATTCTATTTTTTTCTGCTGGTGTATTTGCAAAGCCTTTGTCTTCTACCCATCTTTCTAGTTCTTTGATGTCAGGATAAAATGGTTTTGCACCATAGTTTAATATTTTTGCATAATCATTAGAAAATACATCTACATTTATTAATGATGGTTTGTGTTGTATTCTAACTTTAAATGATTTGTCTAAAGAACCACTAGCAAAATATCCTTGCTGAATTAGCTCTTTTCTGAAGCCTTCAACAATTTCATCACTTATTTTTTTTACTTCTATTCTTATTTTGCTATCCATTATAATCTTGCTTTTTGCGAATGATTGATTATTGCTCTTTCTATACTTACTAACTTAGTGCTTATACATCCATCATATCCTGCTAAGTAACTTATATTACCTCCAAAAGTTAAATTGCTAGTACCCCATCTAGCAACTTGGTCTATCACTAAATCATCAGTAGCTACAGTTGTACTTCCTATTTGTTTTCTGTTTTTTCTAACAGTTAGAGTTGTTCCTTTTCTTTGTACTGTTATTAATGTTGGTTCTGCTGTCAAAGCATCATCACCCATTGATATTGTATATGTTTTACCAGAACCTAAACCAAAATGAAAATTACGATTAGCATCTTCATTAAAACCTACATAAACATTAGCATCAGAAGATTTACCTAATAACCTTATATATTTCTCTTGCTCATAAACAAAATGTAAGAATAAAGTAAAATCACCTGACAATGTTATATTAGCACTAGATGATACAAAATCACCTTCTGAATGATTACCATCAAAATATATTGAAGATTCTTCATTTACACCTCCTGCTTTTCTTCCAAGTTTAGGTGCAAGGTTTGATGTACCATTAGATAAAATAAAACCACCATAACAAGAAGCCCAAGTAGCTAATCTACTAGCTGATTGTATTACTTGCTTTTTGTAATCAAAAAGAAATACAGGTTGTATAGTAACATCTGCAAAAGTAGTTACTGTGCCTTTTTGTGCTGTAGTAGTTGTTGTTGCTACATTAAATTCTGTTAAGAGAGGAAAAGAATGTCTTGGTGCACTTGATGATATTTGTATTATTCTTTTTGGACTAGAAATCATCAGCTCATTGTAATACTCATTACCATCTTCTCCTTTTTCTGTATATACCATAGGAGTCAATACACCATCAACTAAACAGTATAATTTGTTTACTACTATATTTTTTTTCTGTGCAGAAAGTTTGCCTGATTTTATTGACATATCTATATATTTAAACCTTCAGTTAAATCCATTATATCTCCTATTACAGAAGCTTTACCTAAATCATAATGCTCTACTAACTCTACCCTTGTTGATTCATTAGTGTGAGGCTTGTAATCTACTATTTTGTTTACTCTATAATAAACACCTTCTATGTAAATAATCTTTCTAAAATCAAAATTTAATATATCATTATGTTTTAATTTTAAGAATATAGTTTTTACTCTTGGATTATTTTTAAGTTGAGCAAACATTTTAGCATAAAAATTATGGTACAAACCTTTTAAAGTTTTGTTTCCTGTATGAGTGCCTACATCTTCATGTAAAAACTTGACATCATTAAAAGATAGGTTAGGGTCTATCTTATGTTCAACTCCATCATAAGTACCTATACTAAACTGCACAAACCCAACATCTGCTGTTGCTGTAGCAGGAGAGGTACTATTACTATTACCAGTAGCACTACTTAAAATAAGTTGTTGTTGAAAGCTATCCAAACAAATAAAATTAGCTTTTGTACCCCCTTTTTCAGAGTTGCCATTAGTTGGAAATTCATCATGTTCTGCTCTTGAATAGTTTATACTACCATCTTGATGAAAACTATGATAAAAAGTAGGCACTGGCAAACCATCAAGTGTTACTTCATCAGAAACTACAGGTAAAGTTAAAAATATTCTAGCACCAATACTAAAGTCTTTTTCTGGTCTTTGTACTTCTTTATTTGTTAGTAAATTTGTGTATTCAGTATGTATTATAGGTATAGTGGGCTCTGCTCTACTATTTGGATTATTATTTTGAGGAAATAGATATTGTGGCTCAGGAAAACTAAAAGTTGGAGAAAAATATTTATTTTCTATAACATATTCTCCATCTTGAAAAACCCCATTTGTATTTATTTCTTTATAAGCACCATAATCGGTATAATTCTTTTTGTTATATTTCTCTAAAAAAGCATCATTGGAAGCATCTTTGTATTTAAATATAATTGTAGATTTTAAATCATCTATAAAATCTTCTGTTATATCTTTTGAATAATCTACCTTATCAGACCAATTAAGTGCATTTTCTCTTTTGCCATAAAAGAAATCAAAAGGCTCTACATAAACTTTCTTTTGTATAGGGTCTGTAAAGTATTGTAAATTAAACATTTGTGTTAAGCCTGATACAAAATCTGATTGCTTACCTTTTGGTATTAAAAAGTTTATATCTTCTATGGGGTCACCTGCTGAATATGTTGGCGAACCTTCTATTTTTAAAAAACCTCCACTTATTCCAAAAGTAACACTACCACCATCTCCTTGTGGATAATCTATACTATGTACGTTTATACAAGCTATAAATGTTTCTTCAGTTGATTTTTGTGTTGTATGTGATAGTTGAAAGTTAGATGTTGTATCATGGTTACCTACTTGTGAAAAAGATTGTTGAACAGCATCTACTCTTTGCCAGCCATTGTGATTATGGTCATTATCTATGGCATCATATATACCACCTTTAGTTGCGTAAGTATAGTCTGGTATTCTCCATAGCTCTGCTCTTACAACATATTCAAATGTACCTCCATGTGTTCCTAGTTCTCTATAATGTCTAACATCAATACTTGCTGTTACTTCATGAGTACCAGAGTTTGCTGCTTTTACTACTGATTGTTGTGCAAATCCTGGTGAATCTCCTCTTACATTTCCATTAGAGCTATCAGATGGTTGTGCTGGAGAATTATCTTCTATTTCGTTACCAAAAAATACAAATCTTGCTGATTTATTACCATGTGCAGCAATCCTACCATTCTGTCTATTTACAACTTTTCCATCAAAACTTGCACCAGTTGCATCTGTTGTGTCGCCCATAGCTCTATTCAGAGTAGCTGTTTGACCATTATGAAAATAATTACCAAATTCTGTATAACCATCTGTTTTTTTAAGCTCTCCAAACTTATCATCTAACATTTCTCCTGTACGTTCAAAGTTCATAGGCATAATCAAAGACTTAAAAAACTGACTATCACAAAACTCGCTTACTACTTCATATCCTTGTGATTGAAATATTTTATCCCATACATTTTTTACAAATAGGTTTGGTATAAAGTCTAAGGTAGATACAACTCTATTTGGTGCAATAGTATCACCAACACTCATTAAAGGATATAAAACCTTATCATGATTTTTTTTATAACTATTAAAATCACCTGCTGTATTATTAGTAGGAAATTCATCATCACCTCCTATTAATGTACTTATTCTTTCAAATGATATAGGAATAAAATTATCTAAAAAACCATAACCTTCAATGGCTCCAAAAGAACTTTCACCTAGATTATAACTTACTGTATCTTCAAAATTAAATTCAAAAGGTTGTGCAGATATAGTGCCATCTTCTAAATCTTTGTAGTTGGAATACTCTTGTGAGCTAAATTTTAAATCTTTAAGCTCTTTATTTTTAATTCCTGCAGCCCAATCCATGTTATCACCAAACAAAGTACAGCTATAAGATTTTACTTCAGTATCTTTAGTTACTTTGGTTATACGAACTTTTCCTGCTAAAACATGAACATTATCAACATATACAGAAGCATCTATGTTTCCTAAAACATTTTCTCCTTGTGCAGACCTCCATCCTGAGTTCCATAGGTTTCTCAGTATAACATTATTATTATTGGTTGCTGGTATATCAAATGTCTTACTAAAAGAACCACCTCTTGTCTTTAGGTTCTTAACATCAAAGTTTTGGAAGCTTAATGATAAAGGAAATTTCTCGCTTGATGTAATATCTAATTCACCAACAATATTATCTTCATTACTTGCACTTGTACCAAAACCTCTTAACTGTAATTTTACTTCTGCCATTATGTGCTTATTGTTCTATTTTTTCTACTTTCAACATAATCTATACTAATTTTAGTGCCTTCATCACTATTTGTAAGTTCTGTCGTACCATCTTTGATAAGCACAGGAACATAGTAATTTTTATTTAGTGGTGACATAAAACCTTTTTGTGATTCTTCTTCTGGTGAATACTCTGTTACTTTTATGTAATCTATAATAGTTCTTCCTGATGCGTCATTATAATTAGCTATAAACATTGGAGCAAAAAATCCAACATTTGTTCCTTGAGTATAATATGCTCTTGCTGCTTTAGCAGGGTCAGGACTTGCTCCACCATAATCACCTCCATCTTTAGCAAAACCACTAATGTAACCTCTAAAAGTAGTGTATTTAGCAGCATTACCTGTTCCCTCAGTCAAATTTTCTGCATTTGCTGCTACATAATGTGCAGCACCAAAGTTATCTCCTCCTGTTGTACTAATTTTTGTACCATTAAAATCTGTAGCTGACTCATCATACATTGTCAAACCACAGTAAAATAAACCATTTGATGTACCACCTCTTGACTTTACCCTTACCTCCACCTCGTACATCCTGTCTTTTCTATACTTAAATATTGTTTTACTAGATGCGTGCACCTCATCATCACCACTATTATTTCCAACAATGATTGCTTTTGTTCCTGAAACATGACCTTCTGCTGTACTAAAAGTAACCAAGCCTGAACTACCATCAACTAAGTTCCAATTTACTTCAAACTCCTCACCTGTAGAATATGTAAATTCTTCTTTAAATACTTCCTTTGCTTTCCATCCTTTTTCTATCCATACGTTTGGACTAGACATAAGGTCTTTAAACATCTCCACTTCTAAAGGGTCTATAATCTTACTTACTGCATTACCACTGTTAAAAGCGTGTACCTTGTGCTTTCTTGATGAAGGGTACTCATCACTTGTAAGACCTGCTATTCTTGGTACTACTGCACCTAAGTCTTCATTAGAAGCAACTAATCCAATATATTGACCATTATTCATAAGGTTATTTGAAGCACTTTGACCTAGCTGACCATCAAAAAATGGATATATTGTCTGTTCGTAAGTGTTAGAAGATGTGTTTAACATTTTAGCAGAAACATTATCAAAAGTATAGCTATCTATACCTCCTAATCTATTTTGCCAATGAAACCTAGTACACCTTTGGTCATACTGTTTTTTGCTATGGTCTATGTAATATGTAACATATTCTCCTACAACCTCAGCATTAGTTGCTAGCTGTGTGTTTACTTCATAATGAGAAACAGCAGAAAAATCTGTCAATGGTTGGTCTTCTGCCCACTCACCTGCATGGTCTATACCTGCTTCTTTTATATTTCTTGTTCCTACACCTATTTGAACTACAGCTCTAGTTTCTCCAGTAGGTGTTGCAGAACCATAAGATAATATTTGATTGAAATTATGAGTGCCTCCTGATGTATTAACGGATTTTACAATATTTAATCTATAACCCACTGCTGCTTGACCATGTGCTAAAACATTACCATCATGACCAAAAAATCTAATTATCGCAATAACATCATCTCCTCCTGCTGTTATTTCTACAGGAAAACTCAAATATTCTGACTCATCATATCCTATCATTCTTTTACAGGTAGGCTTTAAGGTTAAATATTTTTGCCTTCTTGCAAGGTGATGGGTGTCATCTTTGTGCATATAAAAGGTATTTATTGCACTATGTTGTTGTTCATTTGGATAACTAGAAGCATCAGGATGGCTTGTGTGGTCAAGGATAGCATCACCTATATAGCTATTTATTTCTTCTTCATAAGAAAGAGCAGAATTTATTGCATTTACTTTTTCATATATAGTGTTAGCACTATCAGAAGTTAATGTGCCATCTGCTGCTAAAAATTCTGGTGTTAGTGCTACTTCAAATCTTTTATATACATTATAAGATATTTGAGAAAGTGTTATATCCCTTCTTACATTTTTGTTTTGTGTATAATGTGAACAAGGTCTTAAATTAAAAGACAAAAAGTTTTTTAATAAACTAGAAACATCTGTTGTAAAATACCTGTAAGTACCATCATTTCTTGCATCAGCAGCAGAGTGTGTATGTATAAAAGGTGTAAAAGGAACTCTATAAGAAAACTGTTTGCTTGGTGGTTTATTTGTACCTCCATTCTCAAACTGATTTATAATACTATTAAATGGTGTTATAATAACTTTCATGCTTACATAGTCAACCACTGAATCTGCTTGACCAGTAGATGGTGGGCTACCTGAAACTCTCATTGTGTATTTTATAGGTGTATAAACACTATACATCCCTGATTCTGTGCCTGCTGTGCTTGGGCTATCTACAAGTTGTACTGTTGCCATTAGTATATGTTATATTTATGGTTAAGGTAATTCATTACGTCTATTATTTGAGCATTTGATAAAGCTGATGTAAAAACCATTAGTTCTTGTACTGAGCCATTTAAATAAAGTGGTGTACCAGCATTATCTACCCCCATAACAGCAGCATTTGCTGATGTATAATTAGTTGGTGGTGCATAACTTGCAAAAGTTGATTCTAAATGATTCTCTCCATTTAAGAAATAAGTTAGTTGTGTACCATTTAATCTTACTGCTCTACATTTTATTAGTGCTGCGTTAGCAGTTTCACTTTCTGTTAAAGTAGCTGTGTCAGTTCCAGATGAGCTTGCTTCATTGGCAATATATGTCCATTTATTATTATTTGTAGCTGTTTCTGTTACATGAATCTTCATTCTTTGTAGTGTTGTGCTTTCTTGGTTTACCCCAAAAACTGCACCACCATTTTCTGCTAAAGCATTGGTTTTAGCTATATAAAATATTGTATGATTTGCTGACAAGCCAACAGTTTCTCCTAGTGATGCTTGTTCACAACTTAAAAAATCGTCTGTACCATCAAAGCTTAAAAAAGGGTATCTGTTGTTTGTATTTGTAGTGTCAGCCATTTCATACTTGTATTCTGGCTGTTGTGATGATGTTGTTTGTGTAAAATGGTTACCTTTACCACTTTGGTCTGTCCATTTTGTTACAACTTCTTTACCACCAAAATATTGTGTTTTTACTCCTATATCACTTCTTAACCATATAGTAGGTGCTAAATTTCTAATAAACTGGTCATCAAATGATGCAAAAGCATGAGAAAAACAATCTACAGTAAAATTCATTCTTATTTGTACTACTTTATCATTATGTTGATTTGTTTCTCTTTCTACAGTTATTGGTGAAGGTACAAGTGTAACTTCTTTTTTTGGGTAGCTATCTAAGAAACTTTGTAGCCAATATTGTGCTTCAGCTTCTAATAATGTATATATTACATCTAAATTAGTGTTTGTATCATTTGCACCAGTGTTACTACTACTTGTTCTATATGGTTTTGCAAATATTACTTCAAACTCATATTCTTCTTTAATATGAGCATTTATTGGGTCTTTTTCAGTTGCAGGTAAAGTAGATGTTGGTGGTATAACTAAAAGTAAAGGATAATCTATATTATGGTTTTCGTTTACATCATCTTCATAACCAAATATAAACTGACCACTTGTCCATTTAGACTCCATTCTATCTCTTATATCTCTTAATCTATTAAATGCCATTTATTTTATTTTTTTTCTTTGTTCTTCGTTTACAGCTAATTCAAAATCTGCTTTTGCTGTTTTCCAAGACATATATGTCATAACTTTATATAATTTTTCATCTTTTACGCATTGTATAGCATCTTTACCTTCTTTTGTAAATACACCATCCAAAGCTAAGTCATACAAGCTATTCAACCAGCCATAAGGCTTCATTATCCTGCTTGCTTTTGTTACAGCTATGCTTTTTGTGCTGCCATTTCTGAAAAGGTTCGGATAACGTTTAGAGATTTTATTGTTCGTTTGCTCAAAAAAAAACTGAACTCCCAAACTATATCCATTGTTAAATTCTTAAACTTTTTAGCCTTTTCGTCTATATTATCTAAATCTACTTCTTCATCTACTTTTTTGCAAAGTATCGCCATCTGTTCTGGTAAAATATCAAATCTACCATTCTTTAAATATTTAGTGCTTAATTCTAGTTGATTAGCTTCTATATAATCACCAAATGTGCCTGTTTTCATAAACTCAAAAGGAAAATAATATATCTCATTATCATAAGTAAAAGAATCTATACCTTTAGGTTCATATTTTTTCATTATGTTATCCAATGAGTTTATAACTTTCTCAACATCACTCATGTTAGCTTGGTCAACCATCTCCATTGGTATTTCTGTCATGTATGAAAAAAGCTCTTTATACATTTTAGTTTCTTGAACAAAATAAAACTTCTCTAAATTTTTTTCTTTTTCTTCTTCCTTTTGCTCCTCTGTTTTTTTGTACTTGTTAATTATTTGGTAAATACCACAATAGTAATCAATAGTCATTTCTTCCCATTGACATGGTATTTGTTTTTCTTTACCATTTATTTCTAAAATTAACATCCTTGTTTTATTTTATTTAATTCTTTTTCAATACCTTTTTTTTCTCTATAATCTGTAAGCACATCTGCTAGTTCTGCTACCAGCTCTAGTGTTTCTGCAATAATTTCTTCTTGCATATCACTCATGTCTATTCTTTTCTGTATTTCTTCATTTTTTATACCTACCATAAATCCTAAAGAAGCATAAAGAGATAATGTAGGTATCATATACATCCACTCGTCTTTACCTCTGTTTTTATTTGTATAATCTTTAAAATCATTAGAATATTTAACTATTGTGTCTAAAACATCAACAAAATCTAAAAATTTACCATTAGTTTTATCATATTCTGTTAAATCATACAATCTTGATTGCAAAAACTTTAGATGTTCTCTAACTAAAATTCTGTGTTTACTGTTTATACCTTTTATTCTGTCCATATTAAATGCTTAAACTATTTCTATCTGCTACATCATTTCTAACCTTTGTTGCAGTTGCACTATCTAATATTGTATTAAAAATTACAACTTCTGCTATCTGTGCACTACTTAAACCAGCAGAGTGTGCAGATATTTGATTTGCTTCAAAAGTTCCTGTCTGACTACTAGCTGTACCTACTTGTGAACCATTTTTTAGTGCACTAATATCATTTGAGCCATCTCTTGTAACTTCAAATATTGCTTTATCTGTACCAAAAGCTTCTGACATACTTATGTCTGCCTGATTTGATGAAGTGTTTTGTCTAATTCTAAATGTTGTACTACTTCCTTGTCCTAATCGCATAAATGATGTGCTACTATTGGTACTACTTAAAAATGTTTCATTAGTCTGTTCTGATAGGTCAATAACCATAAATACATGATAAGCACCTGTCAAATCAATTTGTGAGGTAAATTCTAAGTGGTCATTAGCATTTGCATCAGTTCTATAAAAACCAGAAGAAAAAGCACCTTCATGACTATCAGTTGTTTGAGTAGCGTGATTACCATTACCACTGCCATCACTCCATTTTAAACCATCTTCTGTAGTTACCTGTCCTTCATTAAATTTTAACCATAGTTGTAATCCAGATACATCAGTTATTGCAAATCCACTTTGAACTCTAGTGCTACCTATACCGATTTTAAGTCCTAAACTAAGCATATTATCGTTTATAACCTATTACTACACCACTTGTAAGTGTTATAGCTGTAATATTAAGCATCAAAGTTGTTCCTGCTGGTAATGTTGTTTGTAATCCTGCTGCATTTGTTACTTCACTATCACAAGTTATACTAGCAACTGCTGTTTCTGTAACACAGTAAACACAATAAAAATCTTTTCCAGTGTGTGCTGCTGTATTACTTATAACTTCTATTGATTGACATTCACCTAACATTCTCATCAATGCAACATTATCATCTAAAAATTCGTAAGCCATTTTATTTAATTTTATATATTATTATCCATTTTTGCAAAATTTACAAATATTTTCTTGAAAATACAGCAATATTTGTGTAAATTATTAAATTATCCGAAATATACCACTTTTGAAGCATTAAAATGCTTATTTAGTGCCATAACAAGACAATCTACCATATCATCATGCTTGGCAGCAGGAAATTGTTGGCATTGTAGTAAAAACTCCTCATTCCAAGCTCCTTTTAGTAAAGACACCCTACCACTTTCTATACTTGCACTAATATCTTGTACTCTAGCCACTTTATCTTTAGTTGGTGGCTTATCTTCCTTAACATTCAGTCCTGTTTCACGAATTAGTGTTTGCACTATAGATTTACCACTTGCTTTTGGCTCTACATATATTTTTGACCTGCTGGTATATCCATTTTTATGAACAAATCTACCTATGTGTTTTATCAAATCAGGGAACTCTAACCTAACATTCTGAACCTCAATGATTTGCCATTTGTTGTCAAAGAACTTATAAGCCATAAGTGCAGAGGGGTCGTTTTGTTGACTAGCAGTATATGCTGGGTCTATCACAAAGTGAACATCTCCTTCGGATTTTTTTTGGTCTATATTGAACCAATTTTTTTGTATCATACCACTATCAGCAGGTGTAGGTCTTTGTTGTAGCTGTCCTGCATAGCCATAAGAGCCTAATGCTGACTTATAGTCATCTAGCACTTCTCTTGAAAATCTATCAGTCCAAAATAGTCCATCTTCATAATGTTCTGCTAGGTGTTGGGGTTTCAAATCTTCAGATAGTTCTGCTGGTATGCAGATATGTCTATGTTTGTCTGGTGAGTTGTATAAGAGGTAGCCACTTAGGTCATCTTCATGTACTCTTTGCATAATAATGATTCTAACACCTGTTGTTGGGTTGTTTAGTCTTGAATATAGTGTTGACTTGTACCATTCGTTAGCATTATCTCTTTCTGTTTCAGATGCAGCATTTTTTGGTGATGTAGGGTCATCCACTAATATTATATCTCCACCCTGACCTGTAACTGAACCTCCTACAGATGTTGCTCTACGAACACCAAGAAAAGTATTTTCATATCTTGCTTTTAGGTTTTGGTCTTTTTTAATTTGATATGTATCGCCCCATAAGTTTTGATACCATTCACTTTGTATTATATCTCTACTTCTAGTTGCGTGTTCAATACTAATCTCTGCTGAGTATGATGCAGTAATAAATCTCATTTTGGGATATACTGCCCAGCACCATGCTGGAAACATAACTGTTACAAGTAATGACTTTGTGCTACGAAATGGAATATTGATAATTATATCTTTATCTTTTTTTACACCATCTCTTATTCTTTCTGCTTCTGCTTGTAATATATCACATAAATATTTGTGATGAAAATTTGTTGATAGTGGTACTGCTGGTTCTGCTATATGCCAAGCTTTAACAAAGAACTCATAAAACGATTTTTCACAAATCGCCTTTTCCATAGCTTGCAGTAATTGTTTTTTATGTTGTTCGTTCATTACAGTTCTTCAAATTCTGTATCGTCTGCTTCCATCTCAGCCATTTTTTCTTTAAGCTGTTCTACAGACATAGAGTCATCAAGTGTAATTTCTATTTTGGTATTACCATTAGCACTAATTTCTGTTGCTTGTAATTTAGGTATTGCGTAGTTAAGAAGTTTTGCTACTGCACCAATATATGCCTCAGGATTTTTCTCTGCTAATTTTTCCAGAGCATTTCTTATATTCTCCTCTTGACCTGCTAAAGCCATAGTCAAAACCTCTCTTGAAAATTTTGTTACTCTATTCATAGAACCTTTAGTTCTACCACCAACAGTATTTCCTACTGCAAAAGGTTTACCAATAACTTTCTTTTTTTTCTCTGCCATATAAAATTGAACTCTATATATATGTAAATTATATTACAAAAGTAACAAAAAAAACTTAGCAATTTTATATAATTAACTATAACCTTATCTTTTTCTTTAGCTTTATATATATCTTATAGGGTACTATATACCCTTTACAAACCCTTAGTGCTATTTTCTACACAAAAGTTGCTTAAAAATTAAAAAATAAAACACTAACTTCGAAGCCTTCTTATAATAAGTTTTTATCTAAACTTAATAATTAAATAATTAGCCTATAAAATTGGATTTAAAATTGGTGTGGTTGTGTGGATATGCTTAACTACGGGGCCACTAATATTTGACGGAATCAAAAAAAAACAATTTGCAACAAAATAAATAAAAAGTGCGTTTAATTTGTGAATATTTGCATATTAACTTAAAAAATGCAATCATTCTAACACATTTTAAACACCATTTAAAGCAACAACAAAATAAATCAATAGTAAGACATTATAATAAAAAAAAAGGTTGCTAATTAAAGCAACCTAATAAGGATAAAATTAAAGCAATTAATAACCAGAAGTTACTAATAGGTAATTGTTTATTGTTCATAGTTATTAACTTTTATTCATAATATTTATTAATTCTTTTAATTGTTTTATTGTATAGTTGTTACAATTATATAAAAGTGTTTTATATTCTTTTATATCTTCTTTTGTTTCTGTGTTAATCATTAATAAAAAACCTATTTGATTAATTAAATTTTGTTTCATTGTTTTATTTATTTAATTGTTTTATTTATTAGTTCTTTTTGTAATTTATTTATAAATTCTCCGAGTTTTTTTCCTTGTTCTGTTTCATCAAATTCTAAATATATTTCTAAATCGTAAAGAATATCAAATAATTCATTTATTGTTTTTTCTTTTATTGTTTTTTCTTTCATTGTTTTATTTATTTAATTGTTAATATTATAAATGTCCTCCGTATCCGTTATTTAATTCAAACCTCCATTCAGAGTCTGATTCTGGCTCATTCATACCACGATAATCATCTACGCCAGAGCCATATTCAAAGTCTGCTTTGTTTATAGCTTCATCAATTTTATTTACGTATAGATGTTCGTTGTCGTGTAAATAATCATTTATGTGTTCATCATAATAATTCTCAACACCATTTTTATTATTCCAGTCATTAGGAATTTCAATTTCTATTTCTGCGTATTTATGATATACACTCCTTTGCATTATTTTTACTTTCATTGTTTTATTTATTTAATTGTTAATATTATAAATTATTATATTGTCTCATTCTTTTTTGATAATGTGCTTGTTTATACGTTTTGTGTAAATTATGAAAGAGTGTATATTGTGCGTGGAATAACATATCCATTCCACAACCTGAAATTCTACCATTTTTATCACAACCAGCCAAAGACAATATTTGTTTGTCTGTTATTTTGTAAAGTTTATTTTTATGTATGTAAGCAAGTATTATTTTTCTGCTCATTCCAGAACTTGAAACACTTTTAACACCTGCGTAAAATCTACCATTTAATAAAGAATTTTTAATTTTTGTAAGTGTTTCGGCGTTCCATTCTGTTAGTTTGTCAATGTCTTTGTCTGTCCAAAAATTAGATTTTTTAATGTCTTCTTTAGCCATTGCAAACGCTAGTTTTTTAATGTGTTTTGTTGTTTTCATTTGTTTTTTGTTTTATTGTTTGTATTAATATATCCTTGTTCGATTAAACTTTCTAATGTACGCCCAAACCTACCCTGCAAACCTAAGTATAATTCATTGTCATATATATACTGCCACGCTTCTAAAAATTGTTTTTCGGTTTCTGCTTCTTCAAATCCTTCTGCAATGCCCACAGCTAAATAAGGTGTTAATTTTGTTTTCATTGTTTTAATTTATAGGTGTTAATATTTAATTGATTTGCTTTTAATCTAAATAAATAATTTTGAAATGTTATTTTATTAAGTTTTAAAAGTCTTTTTAAATTGTGTGAATTGTTATTTTCTTTTATCATAGTGTTAAAAAATAATTATTTCGGTTGTTTTCATTTGTTTATATATTTAAATTAAAAATTGATTCTATAAAAGGTGATAACGTAACCACCAGTAAAAAGATAAAGCAACAAAATAAATTTTTGTTTCTTTCTTTCTTTCTTTCTTTTTCTAGTTTTTCTAAATATGTCATAATTTTATTTATTTTTATTTTGTTTTTCTTTTAGCCATTCTTCTGCTTCCTTTATTTCTTTTATTATATAGTGATTTAATTCTTCTTTTAACTTTTTGTTTTTTTCTTTTAAATCTAAAATTAAAGCATATTTGCTTGCATCACATAAATAATGTATTTTTAATTTTTCTTCCTTTGTCATTTGTTATAGTTTAAATTAATAATTGAGACAAATATAATAAAAATATTTTAATACAATACAAATAAATTTAAAAAAAATAAAAAAATTTATATACTCCTTTTGTTATATAAGTACAGGCGAATAACAAAAAATAATTAAAAACAAAATAAAAAAGATAAAAAAGTTATGAACAAAAGAATTGTTAATAACTATAAGTGCATACTATATTTTATACAGCAGACCCAGCAGTTTCACAGCAGTTTCGCTGGGATTTTGCTGGCAATTTCAGTAAAAAAAAGGGGAGCAGTTTCAACCACTCCCACTTTTCAAACAAATGAATACACAAATTTATAAAGCCTCTTGACAACTGTTACAACGTCTTATATCTGTATCTATTGGAACTCCACAGCACATACTGTAAACCTCATCATATTCTTTTAAATAATTATCTTTATCAAATGATTCATAACAATCCCAATCAAAATCTACAAAGTCATAAGACAATCCATTGTAAGTAATATGTATGTCTAAGTCTTTATCTCCTACTCTTATATCATTTACTTCAAAGCCCATAGACTCTAAATGATTTGTTACATCTTCTTCACTTGGTAAGTTTGGAACTGTATTTTTGTTTCTGTAATCGCTGTCACAATATCCTATGTCTGAACCTGCTCTCATAATTATTTTTTTATTTTAGGGTTACTTTTTTTAAAGTTGTGTAAGAGCACCCCCCCTACCTTGCCCCTCTATCACTACCCATACACACCACAAACATACAAATTATTTTATAAAGTACAAAATTATTTTGTATAAGTTTTCTTTCTCAACAACATATTAATAATAGGCTGAGAAACATTATACTTTCTAGCAAGTTGATTCTGGGACACCCCCCCCTGATTATATTCTTCTCTAATTTCTATAGCCTCTTGTAAGGTAAACTTTCTCTTAGCGTACCCCCCTCCTCTGCTATCTTTTCTTTCAAATGGATTTATGCTCATTTAATAAAATTCTATTGGTTTATTTATTTTTTTATTTTCTTCTTCTAAAACACTAATTATAGTTCTTCTAATCTTTGATATGTATAGTTCTATAATCTCTAATACATCCTCTCTACCCCCCCCTTTATATTTCTTATACTTATTCTCGTAATGTATTAACAAGTGTTGTAAAGCTTGAACTTTAATGTGTTTGTCTGTAATTTCTGGTTTCATTATTTTTGTTTTAGTTTTTCTATTTCAAATCTTAAATGGTTTATTGCTTTCTCAATATCTTCTATGTGTTTATCAACATCAGACATTCCTTCTTCTCGTTTCTTGCCACAACGAATGAGATATGTGGTGGCAGTCCCAACATTGTAAGATAAATCAAAATTTGCTACAACATCTTTTGCCATATAACCATTCTTTCCTATATAATAATCTGGAATGTTAAGATTATCTTTGTTAGCATTTTCACAGACCTCTCCCCCCTTGTCAGTAGTGTTTCTTTTATAATCGTAATAATATTTACTATGTTCAGTCATAATTTATCATTTAAATAATTATCTATAGTTTCTTTACATTCATCAAAACCTTTGGCACATACAGCGTAGTACCCCTTGCTTTTTGCTTTTAATATAAATTCTTTTTGTTCTTTAGTTGGGTAGCATTTTTTGTTTCTTTTTAATTCTATAAATAATCCAGAGTATATACCTCTTGGCTCAAATATAAGTAAGTCACTTACCCCCCTTAAATAGCCTGTTTGCTTTGCCCTTCTTCTTTGTGAGTGATGTTTTTGATATTGACCACCCATTGTTGCAGTAAATAACAGCTTAGGATATTGCAACTTTAAATAATTTACAATAGCTATTTGTATTTTTTCTTCACTTAATTCTTTCAATTTTCAGTATTTTTATTGTCAAATTTTTTTAATCTATCTTCAAATTCCTTTCTCTTTTTTTTATATACTCTATCAGAATAAACTAACCAAATGGTAACATATAGTAAAGATAGTATTGACAATGTTAATATAAATAAATTCATTTTAATCTTTTTGCTTTGTTTATACTTTGACCTATAAATTTAAGGTTTTGTTGTTCTTTTTCATAATCTGTTAATAATTGTTGCTGTCTTTTAGCTTGTGCATTTTTTTTATACTCCTTAATAAATTGACTCATAGTTCTTACATTAATGAAGCCCCCATGCTCTGAGTGCTTAATACCTTGCTCAAAAGCAAAAGATACCTCCTCCAAAGTCATAGAGCCATGATTCCTAGATAAATCTTCTATTAAAAATTTAGACATCATTACTATCTGTGATGTGTCTGGTCTTTGACCTAACATCATATAGCACTTGCTTAAAAGGTCAACACAATCAATATTAAACTGTTCAAGGTTATTTTTAAACCTATACCATACTTGATTACTTTTATCCATTTATCATACGTCTTGCCTCTTGCCAAGTATCAAGAGATTGTTCTACTTTACTTTTAGTTTGCTCTGTTGTTGAGTTCTTCTCCCAAGTTCTGACAGCAGCCTTCCAATCTTTCATAGCATTTTTACCTACCTTCCAACCATTAGAAGAATAAAAATCAAAAAACTTTTCTGCATCTACAAAGTTATTTCTACTTTGACAATACAAAGAAACATCTTCTACTGTAGGTTTTTTAAATCTTTTTGCAGGTTTATCAATGATGGGTTCAGGAGGGGTTTGTGTACCCTTCATGTACCCTTCAAGATTATACTTCTGTAATAATAATATAACTGACTTATGAACATTAGAGTTTGGATTTAACTCGCCATATTGAAAGTCAATAAACTCAGGAATAAACCATTTATCACCATTGTCAAATATTACAATTTTGTCTAAAAAAGATTGTGGTAACATATCTTCAGCAGGTATATCAAACTTTAATGTTTCACCTATTCTAATAGAAGCTACTTCTAAATCTACCTCCCATATACCTGCGTGGTTACAATCATCTAAAATGTATAACCATAAAAGTTTAAACTCTGAAGATAATTCTCTTACAAATCTTTTCTTCCATTTATCTGTGTCAGTCATTCTTTTAGCCATTGTCTTGATTATTTAATTGTTCTTCTTCTACAAAATTATTTATCTGTCTTTGAATATTATTTAGCTTATCATCTAGCTTTCTATAATTATATGATAATTTTTCAATCATAATTTGCCACTTCTTAACTTTTGTATGTGTTTTATTTATAAACTCATCCTTGCAAATTTCATAATCTCTTAAATACTCTTGGTAAAACTTTGGCATTTCTAATGCTTGATTATGTAATTTAATGTAGTGGTAAAAATTACTTCTATCCTTATTGACAAAATCTGACATCTTACCTATAGGTATCTCTAATTCAAACATTAGTATGTTGCTAAATATAAGTCTAGCATTTACATTATCAGCATTTTTTACTTTACTATTTATTGCAGTATTGTTTAATCCAAGCTGTGCACAAACAATAGTTTTTAATCTACTGATTTCTTTTTGTCCTACAAACTTCTTTTCTTTGTTATATTGTTTCATAATTAAAAGGGTAAATCTGATTCATTGTTTTTAGTTTCGGTTTGTGTAGTTGTGTCTATTTTCCAAGCTACTATATTATTGTAATAGTTGCCTTCATAAAGCCTTCCTGTTATGTTTATTTGACATATAATATCCTGACCTACACTAACACTGTCTATCTTAGATATATTGTCTTTATGAGCTTCTAATTTAACTGTTTGTGGATAATCACCACCTGTATTAATTACAAACTCTCTTTTTCTAAAGCCACTTTTAAATTCTTTAGTGTCATATTTTGCTTCTAGTGTTCCTTTTATTTCCATTTTATTTAATTAATTTAATTATTTCTATCATTGATTTATCACATTCATCACTTGCAACTAAACATTTTAAATGTTTAACTCTAAGTAATGAAGGGTTTGCTAAGTATTTTTCTATTGTAGAACCTTTATTGCCAGTAATTTGACCAAACTTTCTTTTAGAAATACCTTGTGTTCTTATATATACTTCAAATTTACTTCTTGCTTTTTTCATTTTTCTATTATAACTAATTCAACATCAAAGGTTTTTTTATACAGCTCCTTTATCTTGCTGTTATCTAAGTGTTTATAGGCATCTATAAAAGATTGTCTGATACCTGTTAAGTGTTTCCCATCAAGTTGTTTAACTTGGTTTCTAGTTATACAAAGTATAGCACCCTCTTTTGTCATTGCGTGTTTTTTAACTGCCATCTTTAAACATTTTTTTAAATTGTTCTTTTGGGTCTGTTGGATTATTATTATCGTACAGATGTAATATTATTTGCTCTGCTTCTATAATTGTAAGCTGTTCAAAGTCAATATTAATATATTCATTAGATACAGATGATGTTTTCATCAAATTTTCTATTGTAGAAATCTGATACAAGTTACATCTGTCATCTAATAAATCATCTATCCAATCCATTAACTATCCATCATTTCATCCTGACCATAGATTCCTTGTTCGTAAAATCCTGTCATCATTAATACTGCTCGTGACTTTGCACGCTTTTCTGCCATAGCTACTGGATATTTACCAGCTAGACCCATAGTGTTTTCTTGTGAGCACTCACCAAAACTTTCTACTTTGGTTTCGGACATCTTAGCAATACAACGTAATACTACCCAATCCTTTTCCATGACTATAGGTTCGTAAGATAAATCAATACCTCTGTTACTTACTATCTTATCTATACCTGTTCTAGTAATAATTACAAATCCTCTCTTGTCTTTGTAAACATCTTCTTGCACTAAGCCATTTGTTTCAAACAACCTTCTTAATGCTTCTTTTCTTGTTTCTTTTTTAATTTCTGACATAATATAATTTTTAGGGTTATTATTTTTTATCTATTAAGTTTTGTATTTGAATATCTAATATTCTATTTCCTACAAAAGCTAATTCATACCAAGCATTTTTGTAAGCTTCAGATGCTTCATAGTTTTCACTATTATGAGCTTCTAGCTGTAATGCTTTAATATTATCTCTTACTTCATCTAATACTTTATTAACATTAGATAAGTAAACATGAGTTTCATTACTATTTAATTTGTAATTTTTCTTTAATAATTCTTTTAACATAATACATTATTTAGTGGGTTATTACTGCAAATGTATAATAAAAAATTATATTGACAAACTTTTTTGTATCTTTTTTAAAAAATTTAGATATGAACTATCTTACTTCCTAAGTCCATTGGGATAAAAAGTCCTGTTTTTCCTTCGTCTAAAACAACACCACAGCCAAGTGTAGGCTTCTTGGGAAAGTTTTTACCATAATGAAAAGCTAGTGCTGATACAGATATGCCACAACCTACGTTAAGACCAAATATTAAATCATTACGAGATGCCATGTAGTTTACACCACCAAAGCTGTGACAGTGCCCTATAACAGTAGATTGTCTGTTTGCTGTTGCTCTATTAACTGCTGCTCTTGCTCCACTACTACCTGTACCATGTTCGTATAAAACATTGTCTATTTCCCATTGTAACTTCCACTGCCAGCCTTTTGGTGCGTTCCATATTTCTTCATAAGACTTCATAAATCTTTTAGGAATACCTGCCGTAGTAGCCTGACGAAAAGGTAAAGCCGAATGATTGCCTACACATACCTTTACGTTACTAAAGGTAGCATACCACTTTTCCATAGCTGCTTGTGCTTTTTCTGCTTCTGTTTCTGCATTAGGCATTTCAGCCATTTTCTCATGATATGACAAGGCTGAATTATCTACCTCATCACCGATATGTACTATCTCGGAAACTCCAAATCTGTTAAATACTTCGTAACAAAAATCTCTGTATTTTGGGTGACAGAAAGGCTCATGCGTGTCACCTATGATGCCTACATTTCTTGTAAGCCTATGGTTTTCAACCATTTGTACTTCTTCTGGGGTAAGTCTAAGTCTTTTACCATATATCTTTTTCATTAAACTGTTTTATTGGTTGGTGCAATATAAAATAAAAAACGAGATAACCAACAGAAATCTCGTTTTTTTACTAACCCTAAAACAATGATAACTCAGAATGAGTTTTTCGTAAGTGTGCAAATATACTAATAAATTATGAGTAGATAGGAAAAAAGTAGAATTATTTTTCTTCTTGTTTTTTAGCACTACCACCAAAGAAAAAATCAATAATAGTATTAACTTTACTGGACATAGCTCCAAATATTGTAGATATAAAACTAATCTCAAACTCTCCTAAGTCTATTGTTTTAGTTACAAAATAGCTAAACATTACAAATGTTATACCAAAGTAAGCTACTGTAAATAATGTTGCCAATACCTTTTGTATAATAGCATCATCCTTATACATATCTCTAGCTGATTTTCTATCTTCTACCTCTTTAGCAAAAGCTTCTTTCTCAGCATCTAATAATACTTTTCTTAATTGTAGTTTAGCTTCATCTCTTTCTTTATCTGTAGTAATTACTTTATCCAATATTCCTTCTGCATTATCTACAACTTTTCCAAGTATTCCTCCTAATATATTATTTATCATATCTTTATATTTATCTTTATCTTTATTATATAGGGTTTATTAACCCTTTATGAACCCTTAAAATTCTTTATCAAAGTCAACATATTCAATGGTTACATCTTGCCCATTATCTATGGCTTTTGCAATTTTAGGATAAATCCTTTTATAAGCGTTAACACTTTTACCAACAAATCCATCTTTAAGAACTTGATTGGATTCTTGCGACAAGCCAACGATTAGACATCCACTGGAGTGCTCGTCAGTGTTTCCAGTGTGAATAAGAATATACTCAAAGTTAGGAACATCAGTGACATGAAGCATACCAATGTGCATATTACGATATTTTTTAGAATATCTTTCATGAAAACCACCCTCTTTTCTTAATTTTAAATTATAAATACCTGCTGGTATTCTTGTTTCTCCTTTGACTTTTAAAGCTCTACGTTCATCTTCTAATGTGTAACATAAGAATTGTAAGCCAATATCTGTTTCTTCAAAAAGCAAACCAGAAGTAGAGTCTGCTTCAGAACTAAATCTTAATACTTTTAATTTCATTTTATATTATTTTCCTTGACCACGAGAAGGTTTCTTATAACCTTTCTGTCCTTTACTAGCGTTCTTTGAGTGAACTCCTTTTCTTTGAACACTTTTTGTAGGTCTAAAAATAAAACCAGATTTTCTAGCAGCCATTAGTTTTTAATTATTTTAGTTAAAATTGACATATCTTT